CTCCACTGGAAGATCGCGCGGAGGCGCAAATCCTCCCACTCGGGGCATTTTACATAGCCCCCCAAACCCTAGAAGGGTTTGGCATTCACGAGCTTGATGCTAGCGGCTCGTGGGCGCCCACTACGTGTGAGGTGTTCATGCATGTTCGACGGAGCGCTCGGAATAAACCGATAGTTCTCGTCGCCGGACGACTCGTCGTCATCCGCAAGCAACAGGCACTTCAGCAAGGCCTGCCATCCGTCCAGTTCATTCTTCGGACTTCTGGCAGAACTCACATAACCCCTAACGAAAGGAGCATGCAAGTTCTCATCGATCCCTTGGATCTCGTAAAGACCCGAGGGGGAGAGGCGGCCAAGCACAGGAGATGTCTCAGCAACGTACGGATAGAAGCCCTTTAGGACTTTCTCCAATACGCCATCGAGCATGCGCACGAGATCCTGGAATCCAGCCTGGAATAGCTGGTTCCTAGTCTCAACAGTGCTCATGATCTCCGTCACGTCGCGCAGCGATCGGGGGAGTACCTGTCGGAACTTACGATTGATACGTCTTGTCCCAAATAGTACTCTTTCCCGCAAGACTCTCTGAACCCTCCGGTCCAGAAACTCTTGGCGGAATTCACCTTGAAGCCGAAAAACTCCAAGGAGCGCATCGCTGTGACAGCGTAGTCCGTGGGAACAATGATATCATCCCCATAGACACGTACCTTGTCCTGGAATCGCCTGACGGCTTTCCAGGTCGGGGCACTACTGTCGCGACCCAACATCCCAGCAAGGACGATGGCAGAAAACACCATCGCCTCCACGGGGAATGTGAGCGCGGAACCCATAGACGCGTACTTCTGCAAGGGGATCACCCCTACAGTGGGCACGTCGGCGCGCAGGGAGCGTACTACCTGGAAGGCCTCACTCACGTGAGGCCAGTTCTCCAGGAGCTCCTCCACTAGCCAGTTGGGCACACGATCCGAAGCTTCACTCAAGTCGAGCGTCGCTAGGGATCCATCCCCGGAGCCAATTTGAGCCATGACCTGGTTGGGCCATTGCTCACGAAAACCCACGAAACGATTTGCTCGTGGGCTGGCTTCGAGAAGGGACACAAGTTCGCGGGAGATGGCCTGCTGCATATACTGCATGCAGGTCGGCTCGATCGCGATCACGCGCGGTGTGCTTGCTGTCTTCGGTACGAAAACGACCTTCACAGGTCGCTCGTCCGAGGGCGATAGCCAGTTCACATCGTCAAGCACGTACGCATGACGCCAGTTGGGTAGGGCGTATTCCCCAAAGGGGAAGAGACCCTCCATCCGCTCCGTCCATTCGGACTGGCGGAACTTCTGGTTCCCAACCAAACGATCTGCGGTCGCACCTGGACCGTGGGCCGGACGTAGCTCGTGATTGTAGATGAGCTCGTCGAGACGTGTTAAAACGTCACCAAACACGGTCAGGAAGACCTTCTTTACAGGGAGAATATCCCTGTTGAAGAAGTCGGGGCGGCTAGTAATCCGCTCCGCGTCTTCCGCGATGTGACGATCTATTCCGCGTACTGCTCGAGGCCGGCCTTATTTCGGGCCTCCGAGCACTGCGGCTCAACCTTCCCAAACAGCGGCGTTAGCTGACGAATGGCGTGAACTGCCTCCACCGTACGGTGGAAAGCAGCTGTCGCCTCAGAGAGAGGGTCATCGAGATTGACCTGATCAAGGTCAACGTGGATCAGGCGTCCCGATTCAACATGGAACACTAGCTCCAGGAAGCCCCCTAGAAACTCGGGGAGCTTGGAGGTCACATGCTCATCGCTGAACTTCTGTGCGATGTCGTCCCAACCACGGGACGGATGACGCTCACGCTCGACCTGTGTAAACAGGTCAGGCACGGCGTCACGCATGGGGAGAGCTCGTGTGGTTCCGGGATTCTCGGCTGTCACAAGCATGGCGTGAAACAGGCCATCCTGCGGCATCCTTTTCTTCCAGCCCACGAACTGCCCTTCGACAACAGCCGAGTACGCCAAGGCGCGCTCGAAATCCTTACCAAACTTCGGTAGGGTGATGTCGAAGAAAGCATCTCCTTCGTGCTTCATGCGACTGACGACGGTATTAATGTCGCCAGCGGTACTAACTGAGCATCTGGCCCCCAGTTCATCGAGGGCCACTTGCCAGAGCTCGAAACGGTTCTTCATCCTACTCCCCTTTCAAAGAGGTAGTGGATCCGCAGAGTTTCTGCAGAGCCTTGTCCCGATACGCACGTTGCGGGTCTGCCATTACTAGCAGAACGGCAAATGCCATTCGGGTGATACCACGAGCCGCCCTCGTCAGAGGGCGGCCCGCAGTCCTAGGACTCGCCGCCAACAATCTTATCAAGATTGCCGGCGACAGCCAGGTAATCCACCAGTGCCTTGAGGTTGTTCTTGACCTCAGTATTGTCGAAGCCCACCTTCGGGTGGTCGACGACAACGTAGGCAGACATGGTGTACTCGCGAGAGACGCCGTCCAGAAGTGGATCGGCAGCAATCTTGCGGAAGTCGAGACGGACAGTCCGCCGATTCCTCTTACCGGTCTGGTGAGAGATAGTCAGCTTCGTGTTTCCGTCTGCCGACGAA